ACCTATCTGTGCGTTATTCGTACACTGATGAGCCTAAAGGAAACACATGAAAAAAATTAATCCTGACATCTTTCCAGCCAATGCTGCGGGCTATGATTTACATGGCGACTTGAACTATCCTACTTTCATGAAAGAACTAATGCTACGCCCTATAAAGGAAATGGATTACTATAAAGGTAAAGTTACTATATGTATCCCTCATTTCGATGAGGCTTTCTATGAGAGAATCAGTAAGTATGGTATTAAGAAAGTAAATTGGCACGGCACAGTAAGAGTTATGTCTAAAGATTTAATAGACTATGAATAAAACAAAGGAGATTCCATGTCTAAAGTAATTGCAACTGATCTCAAACCTAAAGATTTCGTAGATATAGATGCTCCTGCTATTCGAGGCTGGTGTAATGCGGCTAAGCTTAGTGGAATGATTTCTACCATTCAAGATTATAGTATAAGTGGCGTGATGCATAAATGGGTAACTCTCGTTACAGAAAAGGGTTTTCAAGCAGCATACCTACCTCTAACTCAAGAAGTAACTAAACAAGTTATGTCAGAGAAAGAGTTGGAAACTCGGGTTATCAAAACTAATATGAGATTCTTACCTAGAACTATTCATGGGCAAGGCTCTGACCCTGAAATGTTTGTAGTGAATAAGGATGGCATTGTTATTCCATCATTTGATTTCCTACCTTCTCACAAACAAGTAACAGTTAATCAACCATTCTGGGATGGCTTCCAAGCTGAGTTTAATATCCCCGGAGTGTCATGTCTCGACCAAACTATTGGACACTTACAAGCTGGATTATTTAATCTATATCGTGCGGCTATCAAACATAATAAAGATGCAGCCTTAACCATTAAACCAACGCTTGAAATTCCTCCTCATATGTTAACAGAGGGTAAGGATGAGCATGTTCAGTTTGGTTGTATGCCTAGTAAGAACGTATATGGTATGAAAGGAATCCAAGCTGATGGTAAGGACGTACTTGTCCGATCGGCTGGCGGACATATTCACCTACAGCTAGACAACAAACAAAAGAAAAAAATTGAAGACTATGTTATAGCACTCGATGCAATTCTGGGAGTTGCTTGTGTATCTATGTTCGGTAATATAGATGACCCTATCCGTCGCCAATACTACGGACTAGCGGGTGAGTATCGTACTCCTAAACATGGTATGGAATACAGAACATTATCTAATGCGTGGATGTGTCACCCGACTATTGCTTATGTAGTATTCGAGCTTGCTCGTAAGGTTTGTACGCTAGTAGACAAAGACTTATTCAAGCATTGGCAATTCGATAAGGATGAGGTTATTTCTTGTATCAATGAATGTAATATTCCACTAAGCTTAGCCGAAGAAATATTGAGCGCAAAAGAAGCCGAGCTTGATCTAATGTGGGATAAAATTCAAGAATTAAAACATACTGATAAATTTGCGGCGCAAGTTCTGGGGCTTGATTTTTAATTGGCTGATAATATATACCAATAAGATTAGCCCTTACGTCCGTTTTGTTTGAGTATTTGCCTAGCTCTTTTGCGAGCTTGGAATGATAGCGAACTGGAGGTTTTGGGAATATTTTCTTGCGGTTCTTAGCCATAGAACACTCCTTGCACTTTGTTTTGAGAGTCGGCGACCGAGACTAAAATCAATTCATTGGCTTACCACAATCCTTACAAGTAAGGTATACTGCTGCCGAGAAATACATATCCCGACGAATATTCTTATGTGTGCAGAATTGTTTATCTAATTCTTTCATAGCCTTATCTAAAGGCTTAAGTTTAAGTGTGAAGTTAGCATGAATAAGCCCTTGATGTAAGGATGATAAATCAAAATCATAAGGCTGTGACATGTAACTATCTTTAATTGTTGCTGTATCTCCGTTAATTAATAGGATTGTTATTTCTCTTGTATTTTTTTCAAACACCATACCCTGCTTAAGTGTATCAGGTATCATATAACTATCTCCTGAAATAAGGCGCAGCCTTAAGAGCTTTCTCGATTGTTTGTTTACTAGGCATTCTAGCTGCGGCTAGTACACTCACTAGTGTAGTCATAAAGAATGCTAGGAACAATACATATCTAAATTTCATAGATAAATCCTAGGGTTATGTTCGTTAGTTATAGCAAACAGTTTGATCTCTGCATCTTGTATAGTTTCTGCATGAATAACAATATATGATGCCTTTTCGGGCATAGTTTCAGATACATACCATAGAGTACCCTTGATTAGTCCGTAGAATACTTTCATACCTCTCCTAAAAGAAAATAGTTCACTAGATTCCTAGCGATTTTGATGTGTCATGGGGTAAGCTATTGATATGATAAAGCAAGGGAATGATTTCCCTCGGCGTTAAGAGATAAAGTGACCCTTGTAATTTCGCTTAATTTTAATCTCTACATAAGGAATATCAATCCAAATACTTGAATTGCCTTTAGTAAACATAAAATCTTTATATGAATTAAATGAAATCCTAAATACTTCCAATCTTCATCTATTCCACGTTTCATCCATTTATTTATTAATTCAAACATCTTATGTTGTCCTTTTCTTGGAATAGCATTTCTTGTTTTTATTTCTAATAAAATTATCTTTTTTGTTTTCCAATTCCATAAAATAAAATCTAAATCACTTGCTGAAAATCCAGTAGATGAATCAGGAAGTTTACTTCTCACCCAAGTGCTAAATCCTAAATCTCTTATTCCTGTAACTTCTTGCCTTGTCATAATAATGCTTTAGCTATATTATAAGTTTTCTCATCTAATTCAGCAGCTATAACATTTCTTTTTTTATCTCTTGCTGCTATTATAGTTGTTCCACTTCCTGCAAATGGCTCTAAAATAGTATCACCTTCTTTGGTAAACATCTCTATTAAATAAGCTACTCCACTTTTACTCTGTTGCCAATCATGCCCATTTTTCTCTCTTTGTTCTGAAATAAAATAATCTTGAAAAGTATTTTCTATTTTCTTCTTTCCGTTTTGAAATATTAAAACTGGCTTCCATCTACACATTAAATTTATTCCATTTACTATCTGTGTTTGTCCTTCGTGATAAACTGCAAAAGTCCAATAGTAATCTAAATGCTCATTCATTCTTTTTATTACTTCAGGTAAATACATTTGACCAGAATAAGCAACACAATATCCATTTGGCTTTAATACTCTTTTAGCTACTCTTGATAATTTACTCCATACATCAATAAATTCATGTGGATAAGGTGGATCTGTTATTATACAATCAATACTTCCATCAGGTATATCTTTAAAAACTTCTTCAAAATCACCTAATCTAAAATCAATATCTATTTTTTTAGTCTTACCTATTTCAGCAAGTCTTTCTCTTTCGTCTAATTTAACTTGTTGCTTTTCTTCTTTCTTTATTTCTTGATAGGCTTGGTTAATACTTACTTCTCCAGTGCTTAATTGCGCTTTAACTTCTTCGCTTGCCTTTGCTTCAATTACTTTTACTTTAGCTATTGTATCATGTGAAACATTTGCAACTTTTGCAAGTTCTTTACGTGTTTCAATAGGTTTCACTTCCGCAGATATCTGCTTAAGTGAACCACCTTTAAATTGAACCGCTTGATTCTCCTTAGCTCTTTCACTAAAAACACTTACTAACTCCAACGCTAAAACACTTCTTTGATAATTAGATAAATTCCTTCTACCAAATTGGTTATTAATCATCCATTCTTTTACATCGTTCTCATCTTTAAAATGTTTGCTTTCGGTTTGATAGTCTAAACTCCAACGTGTAGCAATTTCGTAACGGTTATGTCCATCAATTATAACACCATTCCAAGTAATAATTTTCTCTCGGATTCCTTCAGCACAACAATTCTCTTCTAATTGCTTAAACTCCTCTTTCGTTAATGCTGGAATTAATTTCTTAAACTCTTCTTTAATTTGTAACATTTGTAATAATTTTAAATAAATAAAAAAAACTCTTGCCTTCAGGGTCGCATCCATCAGACAAGAGTTTATAACTAATTTCTTTTTGCTTATGCGACAAGCTCAACAAATATACGAAACTTTT